TGGCTTTTTTAGTGTATAGTCATCATAAATAATGTATGATTAGTGGTGATTATACACAACCTGGCTACAATCCAGAAGAACATGGCTGGATGAAAGCCACTCTTGGCGACAATAGTATTGGTGTTGGTGGTTATCCGCAAGGTTATTACTTTGCGGATAGTATGCGCGCGTTAAGTGTCGCGTTTGGACAAAAGTTTAGTGATGTCTTCGTTATTAGAGAAGACGAAAAAGGCTACCCTCGTAAAGTTATTCAAGTTCCTATTAAGTTTGGTCCTCGTTCTAAAGCTCACGATTTTAGAACTGAACTTGAATCTGCACAGATTGATGAAAATGGTGTAGTAGATCCAAAGTACACTATTCAATATCCTTCCATGACATGGAAGTTCACAAACGGCCAGTATGACGGACAACGTCAAACTAGTTCAAACACAATTCGTACATTCTATGATAGATATTTGATGTCAAAAGGTGTTGAACTTGAACATTGTGATTTGCTATGGCAAGACATTATGGTCATTCCTGTCACTATGGGCATTCAGCTTACTTGCTATGCTGATAAAGATGCTGATTTACAACGAATGTTTGAACAAGTAATGAGAAAAACAAAGGATTCTGTGCTATTTTTGCATGTTAAAGAATTCTGGTTCATGAACATTCGTAGAGACATCAAAGTTAGACTTTCTGGTTTCAATTTTGATTATGGTCCAGATGATATGGGCGAAGATGCTAAACGCGAAGTTAAAGTCACATTCGACTTTCAATGCGAAGCATTCATTTACAGAGAAATTGAAAAATCTGACATCATTACACAGATTATTGCTACTCTTAATCCGCACATTAATGAAACTTCATGTGCAAGAGTTGGAGTTTCTGGTAATATGTACATGCACGAAAAGTATACAAATTCTGCAGAATATGCAGAAGCAGCAAAGAATCACATGTTCGATGGAAGCTTAACAAACGAATACAAGTTCTTAGACGACGATCATATTGTTGGTCCAGAGTATAAGTGTGTATCTTCATACTTTGTACCGTACGATAACATCGATACATACGTTCAACAATACTCAGCAGATTACACTAATATTTGTGCATCTGCAGAAATCTTCTGTTACGAACCAATTCCTGATACTGTCAGAGAATATAACTTTGATGACACAAGAACTACTTCGAAGATTTACGTGTACGGTGATAATAAAGAAGGCACAGTTAACATAATCAATGGGCAGAAAGTATATGACATTGCTTCTGGCATCTGTATTAGAACTGATCGTGTCGTTGAACAGCCTTGGAAGAGACTAGCAAAGAACCATTACGAGTATGGACATAAATACCTAGAAGATTCTAAACAAAACATTATCAATGCTGTTTATGGTGTATCTCATGACAGCATGATACCATCAGCAACGGAAGTATGACACTAAGTACAATTATATGTGGTTACATTTATGCTGGATTCTTGGTTGTTAAAGCAGCACTAGAAGCCGGCTTATTGTATGCGAAGGCCATCATCACAACGTTAAATTCGTTTGTGATGGCTATTGAGAACATGATTAAGAATACGTGTTTAGTCATCTTCGATGCGGCGATGGCAGGGTATCAAATATTGTGTAAATATTTGACTGACTGGATTTTGCAGAAAACACATGCTAAAGAATACTTAGACAAATTCTGTAAATCGATCTTCAAATGTTCGTATGTGTTAAAACAATTACTAGATCCAACTTCTTCTATTACGAAGACACTTGTTAAAAACTTCGAATATGACTCAGAACCACAAGAACAATTATACGAAGCTATTGCAAGTTTTGACAATTTTAGACAGCAAATTTGTAGTGCTGGTTTCACATTTATGTGGGGATTGAATTATATTCGTGATTACGGTGAACAAATTCTTGCACAAATCAATGAATGGGTTGACATAATTACTCGTAATAGAAATCGTATCAGAAAGCGCTTAGAAAGTTATTTTTATGCTATTGAAGATTACGGAATATTTGATTTGTTAGACAGATTGCATGCATTCTTTAACTGTGTGCTTGACGCTGCAATCGATTCATGTTCATCTATCGCGACTTCTCAGAATTTCTATAAGAAATGCACTGGTGCTTTGCACATTACTGAAATTGGTGCTGGTCAATACAAATTAACAGATTCTTGGCTAAAACAAAAACTTGGTACTTGCGATAACGCAACAAGACAATTGAATGGACTTTCAGCACAATTAACGAAAGCATTAATCGATGCTGGTATTACATCTAAAAACTTGGCAAATGCACAAGCGTCATTTAATCTTGCTAATTTTGTAAGAGATACAAAACGTGCACTTGATAGAGGTGACTGGCATCAAATTCCCGGTGTTAGACTATTTGAAAAAGCGTGGGATAGTGCCGGCGCTTTCGGTACAGCTCTCGGCGATTGCATGTCTAAAATAGCAAGTGCTGCGGGTGACGCAATAAAAAATATAGATTTGTCATGGGATAATATTCTTGAACATTTAATGTATAATGACAATGGCGAAGTTTTATACGTAGATGAATCTGGTTTAACAGTGCGTGTAGATGAAGAACTTGGACTTACTTCGTCTTCTACTACTACAATCACCATAAATGACAGTGAAGCAGAATACGCCGAAGATACACTTAGACGTTTCTATTGGACAAGTGATGGTAGACTTGTGTCAAACGGATATATTGTCGATCAAATCGCTAATGATGGTGATGATACAAAAATTATTGACGAAATTACTACTAAAGCAAGTATAGTAAACGACATGTCAGACATTACACAGACAGTTAAAAAATATTAAGAGGTTTAAATGTTACCGATTACTGCTAATTCAAATTTTGGTACTGTAACACAACAGAAAACTGTGTATAATACTTACGCAGATCTAAATGGTCGTGCGTGTAATGAAGATTTGTATGGCGTAAATGCTATCAATCAAGCAATCGAAAACGTCATTTGTACTATGCCCGGTGAGTGTTTATTTAACGTTGTGCTATGTAGTCCGCTTTATGAGATTCTGTTTAACAATTACACTACAGGTCTAGAAGAACAAATTTTCTCAAAAATTGAACTTTTTGTCAATGTTACGATAGATCGTAACGCTGCACAGTTCGATTTTGATTCTGCAAGTCACGTTTTATACGTCTCGTTCCCTTGGGCAACAAATGATGGCAAATTAGCAGGTATTTTTAAACGCCACATAGGCAGATAAGTAAAAAATTGATAAAAAATCCCTATAAATAATAAATAAATGATTTATTTGGAGGAAAAACTAATGGATAAAGTCCTAGCTATTTTAAAAGAAAAAGCAAACCTTTCCGACGAAGATCTTAACACAATCAAAGAAACATTCGAAACTGCTGTTAAAGCAAGAGTAGATGAAGAAACTAAAGTTGTCAATGGCAAGGCCGACGAATATTGCAGACAGAAGATTGATTCTGCTGTAGCTTTGAAGACCCAGCAACTTGAAACTTTGGCTGAACAATTTTGTGAAAAGAAAGCAGCAACTATTGCTCGTAAGGCTGACAAGAAAATTGCCGAACAGACCAAGAAGTTGGAAACGCTAACTCAGCAATACATTAATGAGTTCTTCGAAGAAAAGTTCAAAGAAAGATATGGTGAAGAACTTCAGGCCATCGAAGACAGAGTCGTCGAAGGTGTTGACGTTTACTTCAATTATGCTGTCAATGAAAAGATCAATCCTGAATTGATTACAAAGACTGCTATTAATGAAACATTTGCACCTATCGTTCAGGGAATTCGTAGCTTGTTTGAAGAACAGTATGTTCCTTTGAATGTATCTGGTACAAAGAAACTCAAAGAAGCAAATCGCAAGATTGCAGAACTTGAATCAAAGCTTAAAGAACAATACAATGAAAACATTCGTATTTCTGAAGCTGCTGAACAATCTGCTAAGAAAGCATTGATTGCTGAAAAGACAGAAGGTTTTACTGCAGAACAGAAGGAAAAAGTGAATGAATTCTTCCAAGGAAAGTCATTCTCAACTGTTAAAGAAGATATTGACAACTACTGCTCAATCATCACTGAAACAGCACTTCCTATTGTCAAAGCTGCAACATTGAATGAAGCTCGTCAGCAAGCTCTCCGTAAGACTCCATCTATCGAAGATGCAACACCTGACTTTGTTTCGGAAAAGTTCAAACCTGTTAACGAAGACGTTGATTCGTTCCTCACAAAGGCTAACGAATACCTTCTATCGTAACAAAAAGTAAAAAATTCAACTTATTAACATATAAATAACTATATAAATTACAAATCTTTTTTGGAGGATTCTAATGAAAATTACGGAAAAATGGACTAAGGTCCCTGCTCAACTTTCAGTAGCATCTATCACAGATAAGCAAATCCGTGAAAATACTGCTAAGTTGATGGAAAACCAGCGTAGAAACGCACTTAACGAAGACTTCGGTATGAACGTTGGTGCACCACTTGGCGCTAACCAAGGTATTCCTTATGGTGGTGACGGTAAGGCCGTATTTGCACCTATTGCTATGGCACTTGTTCGTCGTGTATTCCCTAACTTGTTCGCTAACGTTCTCGTTGGTGTTCAGCCACTTAACGGCCCAGTTGGTTTGGCTTACGCACTTCGTTTCTTGTACAAGGACAAGAACTCTGACAAGATCGTTGAAGCTGGTTGGAAGTCAGTTCCAAAGTATTCTGGCTATTCGGGCTCTACAGCTAACACAAGCGGTATTCCTGATGCAGGTACTGGTGTAGAAACTGAATCTGCTGAACACTGGAAGGTCCAGACTGGTTCTGCAGAAGACTTTACAAAGATGCCAGAACTTGGTATGATGATCAGCCGTCAGGCTATCGTTGCTAAGAGCAGAAAACTAAGTGCATCGTTCAGCATTGAATCTGCAGAAGATATCAAGAGAATGCAGAACGTTGACATGATGACCGAAATGGTTAAGATGCTTCAGTACGAAATGACAGCAGAACTTGACCGTGAAACAATTGGTCACTGTAAGAATCTTTGCATCAAGAAGGTCTTCAACAAGAGCGATAAGACCCCAACAACAAACGACGGATGGATTGGTCGTTGGTCTCAGGAACGTTTCTCTGGTATCGTAACTCAGATTATGCGTTATGCTAACCAGATTCGTACCGCAACTCGTCGTTCTGCAGCTAATATCGCAGTTGTTAGCCCAGATATGGCAACTGTTCTCCAGAGCGCAGCTCCATTCTTCAACAAGATCGTAACTAACGTTAACGGTTCTGCTGCAACTCCAGAAGTTGGTACATTGAACAGCAGCATCAAGGTATACTGTGACCAGTATGCAGTTGATGAACACATGAACTTGGACAACGGTCAGGTTCTCTTGGCATTCAAGGGATCTGAAAACAACGATGCTGGTGTGATCTTCTGTCCTTACATCACTGGTCTTGTAAATCAGGCTATCGATCCTAACGACTTCAGCCCAAGAATTGGTGTTATGAGCCGTTATGCATTCGCTGATAACATGCTCGGTGCAGAAAACTACTACCGCTTGCTTGAATTCAAGAGCTTGTTCGCAAGCCCAACTGAAACAAGCGAATGGTAATTTAGTTTACTGAAACTTGATAAATTTAAAACCTGAAGATTTATTCTTCAGGTTTTTTATTTGCATAAATATTCATATAGGAGAAGTTTATGTTATTATCTGAAGCTACTGCAACATCTATTGGTGAAATTAGACAGACTTTTGAAGCAGCATTCCCTAATATGTCAGCAAAAGAACTATTTGGACTGATCAATATTCTTTATAAATTTCAAACTCATTCTGAACAAAAAGCTGGTAGTGTTCATATTCACAATAATGCAGGATTTAGTGTATCTGACGCCAAAACATTAACTAGCATGCACGATTTCTATTTAAAACGTGGTTTTTATACAGATAAGCAAAAAGACTATATTGTCGATTTATTGCGTAAACACTGTGGTCAGTTGATTCGTTACTGGATTGATAGAGGTGTAATCAAGCACAATGCTCGTGGAATGTACTCCTATGAAAGTAAAGCAGAAAGAGAGGCAAGAAAAACTGCTGAAGCTGACGCCAAAGTAGCAGCTGGAGCACAGCAGTTTAGACAGCAATTTGCAGCATCACAAACTCCTGAAGCGAAAGCCGCAGAACGCGTAAAGCAGAATCATGGCCAATTAGATTTCTTAAACGATTTGATGTAATATGTTAAAGTCTTTATTAAATGAGCAAGAAGTAACGTTTCCTAACGTACCGCCAAGACAAGTACTACAAAGTCTTGTAGACAGATTGAATAATGAAAAGAATACGAATGATTATGAATTTATCGTAGACGATCAAAGTGATGTAAACGGTACACGCATAAATCTTGGCTATATGAAGCTCATCATGCTTAAAAAACTAAAATTTGAGAAAAACGAACTAATCGACGATTATCAACTATCAGATTTAAATAGAATTTTAAGCAATATTAAACAGACTGAAAAACATGAAGTGTTGTTCATAGTTAACGACGAAAATAATTTACGTGCTAGCATTCTTCAGCAAGTACCTGCTACAAATAGATGCAACAGAAGACCGATTATATTCAGACTTGACATGGCAACTGAAATATTTAAGCAGATTTATGAATATCTGGCTGACAATCCAATTCTTTTCATAATCGAACAATTGAAATATTGGGCTGCTGCATATCAAGACCTTGACGATTTCAGTTACGAAGAACTTGCAAAAAGTGAATTCGTTGAACACGCGTTAGTAAAAGCGAAACGTGATTTTGCTGAATTAAAACTTGTTATAGAAGCAGCAAACATTTAGGACAGTTTATGTTATTAACTGAAGCAAATATGGCATCATACTTAGAAGATGCATCAGATGAAATTCTAGAATTAAGAAAAATGTTTTTGCATAATTCTGATTTCACACTAGATTTCAGCAAAAATACAAATTTTACAGACATGCTATACATGTATAGTAAAAAGCAGCCTGCATTTAAAGATAATGCGCAATATGCATACGAAGTTGACTATTTAAATAAAGCATTTAACGCTGTACGTACACGTAAAGGTACTGATAAACGCAATTTACTTTGTACTGTATCTGAGTATTTTAACGAAAATGAAGGAACTGGTGAAGTAACGCATGACAATTTCAGTGTCAACTACAACGTTATTAAAAATACAGACTTCGGCAGCCGTGGTATAATATGTGCATTACAAAAATTTTATTTCGATTTAAACAATGCTAAAGACGTAATACCAGCAGTATACGAATATGTATTCAACAATCCGATTATATATGCGTTTGAAGATTTATCAAATAAAAACTTAGAAAATCCGTATATACAAACATTAATAGCACAAGCAAGACATGCTGCTAATGAACTTGATTTACTTTTACAAGTAAGTGCAATATAAATATTTTAATAAGAGGAATATGAAATGTCAGAACCATTAAAACTTTTAAACGAAGATTGCATTTCTGAACAGAAAACAATCACTGAAAATGTTGGTAATACACAACACATGTACATTACTGGTCCGTTCCTTCAGGCTGTAACTCGTAACAGAAATGGCCGTGTGTACCCACAACACATTATCGAACGTGAAGTTGGTAAGTTCCAGAGCTTAATCGAATCGCGTGAAGCTGTTGGTGAACTTTCTCACCCTGATTCTGGTGAAATTAACCCAGATAGAGCAGCAATCTTGATTACTGATTTGCACATGGACGGAAACCTTGGCATGGGTAAAGCAAAGGTTCTTTCAACACCTTGTGGTAAGATTCTTGAATCGTTGCTTAATGATGGTGTAAGAATGGGCGTATCTTCAAGAGGTACAGGAAACCTTGGCAAGGACAACGTTGTTTGTGAAGACTTTAGTCTTTTGACAATCGATGCTGTGTATATGCCATCTGCACAAGTTGCATATTCTGACGCAATTTACGAATCTATTCAGAATACTGTTAAGTGGGTTCTTGACGAAAAGTCTGGCCTTTTGATCGAAAAGAAAGAAGACATTAACAAAGCTGCAGAAAAGTTCAACAAGACTGTTGACAAAGAAGGTTCTAAGGCAATCGTCGACGCATTCAAAGAATTCTTAAGCAGACTATAATGCTACTATCTGAATTAAATGAAAGCAAATTTGGCAATTCACTGGCTGCACTTGGACTAGCAGCCGGTGTTGCTAATGCGAATACTGACATGAGACCAATTCATGGTTTTGACACACGTTATGGAGCAAAGACACCAACAATGTTCCAGCAACGTTATAATCATGACATTGATGCAGATAACTACAATTACAAATTATCGCAAGAACCAGATAAGTTCTTAGAAAGACCAGCACCTGATAGTGTCGATATTGAAAATACTGTTGAAAAGATTCTAGCTACTCCAGATTCTATTTTGTCAAAATATGGCAAGAACAATGTTGAAAAACTTGCTAAGTATGCTGTAGAATCTGCACATCATTATGACATCGACATTAACATTCTTTTAGCAGTTCTTTCTACAGAAACTGGTTTTAATCAAGATGCAGTATCTCATACGGGTGTTCGTAGTATTGCACAAATTACTACTTCAACATTCAATAGTTTGCAAGATCGTGGCAGAATTGACAAGCATCATGACATGGAAAAGATCAAAACTGATCCGAAAGCTGCGATTCATGCTGCTGCTGACATAATTAACTATTTCTCTAAACACATGCACAACAACATCGAAATGATATTCGCTGAATACAACGGTGGTGTAAACGGTGGTGCATCTCCATATAGAATGTATCGTCAGGGCATGTCAAAAGACAAAATTATCAATTGGATGAGAAACAATGATTGTTCTGAAAAGACAATCAAACATTTCTTCGAAGAAACAATTCCATACGTTTCAAAGTGCTTAAAAGCTTATAAGTACTATTTGAGCATAGATGAACAAGAGTAGGTTAGCATGTTATTATCTGAAATGAAGAAAAAGTCTAAGAAACTTCCAATTCGCAAGGACTATAAAAAGAAAGGTTGCTGCTGTGAAAACACACAACATGCAGAAACTGATAAATAAAGTATGGCTGATATTGATTCAAACGTACAAGCAGTAGAGGATATGTTCGGACAACACGATGATATGTTCGAACAT